GTCGGGCTTCTAAAAGTTTTCCCTGGTAAGCTTCATCACCTCGGGCCATACGTTCTGCGTGCATCAATTGTGCATCAGACATAGCCATCTTCGTCTTCTGCTTGTTAGCATAAATTTTACTTCCTGCAGAGACGGCTAATTTAATTGCCGATAACCACATACTAGTACCACTTAGCTGTTTTTTTCTTGTCAGCTAACATTCTTTTAGTCCCTTTAATTTCAACTGTATCACCAGTAGCGATTTGGTTGAACGCACCATCAGCTGTAGACTTTGATCTTGGATCAATTTCTAAGTTCTGACTAGGGATAGAAATGTCAACACTCTTAGCGTAACCATCTTTGTTAGTAAAAGTTGTATCTTTTTTCATTTTTTTCTCCTTATTTACTTAATGTTATCGCAAATCTAACTTTTTGTCTAGTTTGCATCACTTATTCTCGCCTTCGTACTTCTCAATTTCAACACTTGGCATTAATTTATCAACACTTGGAATAGTTTTACTCAAAATTGTCTTTTCAATCGAAGTATCAGCTCTTAATTTAGCTAAATCTTCGTTCTGTTCCAGTTTTTCGTCTTGATTTGCTTGGTTCATCATCGTTTTCATTCTATCAAGGTTGATTTTTTCCTGATCTTGTCGTTTTTTACGCTCATTATCCATAGCTCGTATGTCTAATTCTCTTGCTCTTAGCTTAGCAATAGGATCATTGTCAAATTGTGATGTAATTTTCTTCTCTTCAGTCATAAATTCTTCCATCATTTCAGCAATTAGTTTTGCTTTTCTTGCTTCAATCTGATTTGCCATACTTTGTAACTGCGGAGCCATCTGTTGCTGCAGCGCAGGGTTCTGTTGCATCATCATTTGCATTTGTTGCATCTGTAATAACTCATTTCTAAATTCTAATTCAATTTGTTCTTGAGACATTAGAGAAATATGTTCCATAATATTTTTTTCTAAAGCTGCAATTACCATTGGATTGTTTCTAGCAATGTTAGTTGCCATAAAAGCTAAGTGAGCAGTTATGTGTGCTCTATGATCTTGACCTGGAAATGCTTGAAACATTCTGCCAGCCATTGCATCTATGTGTTCAATTGCAGGATCTTTTGGTGCAGGTGGTTGTGGTTTAACTAAAAGTTGATCAATATTTTTTACACCTAAAGCTTCATACATATTTCTGTACGCAGTGTACATATTATGCATCTGCGGATTTGAGGTTGCCAGCTGCAACTCTGTTTGCGCGAGGGAAATACGCTGAGTTTGTGAAAAAATGTTGGGGTCGGCAACTGGCATTATATCTACTCTGTCATCAAAGTCTGTTTGTTTAATCGTTCTTTGACCCCCAACGACATCATATGGATATTCTTGTGGTAGATATAACTTGAATATTCTAGCTAGTAATTTGAATTCTAATTTAAGAGCTGAATAAATTCTTTTATGTATTGCAGACATAGTTCTAGAACCACGCTCTAATAAAGCGACTGTAGTTCCAACTGCAGCTTGTTGATTACCATCACCAACTTGCATATCAGCAATAGATGCAAATCTTTGACCTGCTTGAACAACTATGCCCATTAATTGTAATAAAGTTTGAGAAGGCTCTTTGAATGGTAACATCATAAATGAATCTTTTAAGTTACCACCTGGAGCGTCTACGTCTCTAAACTCACCTGGTTGTATTGATTGTGCGTCGTCTCTAATTCTAATACCACGCATTTTAAATCCGGCGGGTAGGTTGGAGAGCGTACCCGCATCCAATAATTGACGTAGAGCTGACGTTGCAGTTCTTGATAAACCACCAATCATATGGATGAGACCGAAGCCGTAGAATCCTAGTCCTGGCAGAAATTTAAAGTGGACAAAGTATTGGACTTTGTTTTTCTTCGGATCTCCAATTTCGTAATTTCTTCTAATAGATAAAATTTCTCTAGACGCTTCTTCTAAAGTTACAATGTAAGGTACTTTAATACCTGACTCTTCACCTGTTTGTGGATCTGTATCTTCAAAGCCTTCTAGGTCTAAATTAATATGACATTCTAATAAAGTATAAATATCTTCATCTTTTGTTTTTGTAGTTCCTTCTAGTTCTCTCTCTTTTTTCTGAACTTCAGATTCTTTGTTAACAGGATGTCCTAATTCTATGTCTTTATAAAATCCTGCAACTTGTTGTTTTCTAATTTCATTACCTGCCATTTTTACACGATGAATAATCGCTTCCGCATCATCTAATGAGGTAGCTGTGTACGGAACGATTAAATCATCTGCTGGGACAAACTTAGATACAGCTCGTCCTTCAAGTTCATCATAATAAACTTTCTTAAATGCTGAACCTGCTAAAGGTAAGTTAAATAACATCTGGTCAAACTCTGGTTCGTATTCTTTCATTTGATCCATAAGTTGATAATTCATAAAATTTTTTACTCTAACTGCCTGATCGTTTTTTTCAGGAGTTGGAATTCCCATTACTTGAGTTCTAACAGGACCATCTGCTGGTAATAATTCTTTGTAAGCTAGTGCTTGGAATTGAGTAGCTGCTTCAGCTAAAACTGGGTGAGTTGCACCTGATGCACCTTGGAATGGTTCTGATCTTTGATCATATTTAAATCCTAATAAATCTAAACCTTGAACATAACTTCTTTCCCAATCTTTTCTAGACATTGAGTAGTCTTGATACTTTCCATTAAGATCAGAAGACAATTTTGCTAATACTTCGTCTGGTAAAAATTCTGCTAGGTTAGCGAAGTGTTCATCGCCACCTTCTGGTGACACAGTATTTGGATCAAAATTTATATCAACTGATCCATCTTCGTTTTCAACTGTTTCTACACCGTCAGGAGATTCTTGAGCTGTCTCTTGTGCTTCAACAATTGTTTCTTTTATCTCTTCTTCACCCGGAACGGTAATCGTTTTTCTAGGCTCGTTTGGTAGAGCCTTGTCTGTGTTGTCTGCCATTTTGTTTCTCCAATTTAGTTGTTTTAACAGTATTATAATTAACTTTCAACCCCTGAGGCGTGGGTCCGGCTTTAGGCGGCAGGAGCCAGGTTTTAGGGTAATTTGATGTTTTTGATTTGATCATTGTACTTTCCATATAATGGTTTTCTCTTCACACTTTCACCAAAGTTCATTGTGTCATCTGCACTTTTCATTCTCTCAACCATAAATGCATCATCTTCTGCATAAGGTTTAGGTAACCCAATTAATTCACTTAAATTTTGAGGCGCTTGTTCTTGCATTCCAACATTCTGTGCTGTAGCTGCAATTTGTTTTCCTAATATATCATTTTTAGTCATCCATCCACTAGCTCCAATAAGAGCTTCTGTTTCAGGCACACCAAACAAATGATGAAACAAAGAATAATCTAATACAGCAACTGCAGCCATTCCTGGTTTTCTTAATGTTTTAAAAGGAATAAATTTATTAATATTTTGTCCTTTATCTAAAGCACTTCTTAAAAAAGTTTTAGCTTTATTTACTTGATCACTAGTTAAATTTAACCCAAATTTTTTAAATTCTTTTTCTACTTTTGGTAATATTCTTTTAGCATTAGCTTTTGCCTGTTTAACGTTTTCTAAAAAAAGATAACTCTTTCTAATATTTTCTTTATCAACATCAGATATTTTATCTGCACCTATATTCCATTTAGATTTTAATTTTCCTTCTTCTGTAAAATAGTTACCTACAAATTTTTTAACATCTTTTTCTGACATATTAGGAAACAAATCCATCATATCATAAGACATAGGGCCCTTAGTACCAAAATTAAAATCTACACCATCACTTAAAGTAACTGTTTTATATCCATCAGATGCAATAGCTAAGTCTACAAGTTTGTTATCAATTTTCTGTAATTCTATTTTCTTTTTTGCATCAGACATATTACTTTTTTTGATGTCTTTCATTTTAGTTTCTTCGGCATCAATTCTAAAATCTAAATCACTGTATGGAGTTCTAGGGGCATCTGTATCTTTAGGCGCCATTGCTACATTAATTTTTTCAGGAGTAGCAAATATATTAGATGGTTTTATTTTAATATCTGGATTATCAATATTAGTTCCGTGACCTTTGTGAACTTCTTTGTCACCTACTAGATAAGTTTCTACTCCACCAGCAGCGTCAATTTTTTTTGTTCTTAATCTTTTTGTAATACCTTTTTTAGTAGGGTCTGCAACAATAACTTTTTTAGGATTCTCTGCAAAATAATTATCAACGAATGTTTGTGCTTCTGCTAATGTATCAACTCCTTTACCAGGTATAGTAACTTTATTTTCACCTATAAAAGGTTTGTATTTTACAATCTCTTTATTTGTTCCTGGTATTCTATATGTAACTTTAGCTATGTTAGGAACTACTCTTTCTGAAGATACTTTAAGAGGTTCTGATGTACTTGGCAAAACTCTTCTTTTACCAGCTTTTGCCTCTTCAATAGAATTAAACAGTTTTCTTTTTTGTCCATCAGCTCCAGCTGTGTAATATTTTATAGCTGCATCTTTATTAGATTTAGAGTGTAGTGAAAAAATTTTACTTTTATTTTTTCCTTCTCCAGCAAATTCTCCTGTATCCATTTTATATCTAGTATCATCAAAGTTAACTGCGCCTTCGGGTAATTCAAATTTAAGCAATCCTTTAGAATAATCCATATCGGTAACAGGAGCTTTTTTAATAGCGTCATTTGCAAGAGATTTAGTTGTAAAAGTTTCAGTAAAAAGATTTCCCTGTGCATCAGGTAATTGTACTTTCCAATTATGTTCTAAAGGAATTTTTTTAGCTCCCATAAAGCTAGCTCTATTAGCTTCAGAAATTTTTGTAGGAATTTTATATTTTACTCTTTCGGATCCATTAGCTAAATAAACTCTACCACCGACGCTGTATTTGGGACGAGTCAGAAAAGACATCATCTGATTGTACTGATGTATCTTCACGTTAAACTCCTAGTATGCCTGCTAATCCTCCACCAGCTAATTTAGCTGAGCCCATTTCCATTCTAATAAATTCGTCAATTGACATAATTGGGAATCCTGGTTTTTGTTCATTCATATCGTATTTGTACTTTTCATACTCATCAACCATAGCTGGATCGTAGTCACCTGGATTATACTCAGCCATTCTCATATCGACATCGCCAGTTCTTTTAGCCGTGCCCATTTCGTTTTTATAAAAGCTTTTTAATTCTTCTAGACTGTTTGGTTTTCTTTTGTATTTTCTAATAAATTCTTTTACGACTTCTTCAATTCTAATAGTAGGATCAATACCACCTGCCATTTGAACGTCTTCTCTTACTGTTTCGATACCTTCCATTTTCGATTCCTCTCCGCCCATATTTGTAAATGGGTCCATTATTTGTATCCTATTTCTTTTAATGTAATCAGTCAAGGATTCTCCCTCCAAAACTCCTACACCGCTCTCGTAGGCATCAATAATATCTTCGTAACGTTCTTCTACAGCCATTAATAATACGTCCTTTGTTTTTGTGGCATAGGTTCATCTTTATAATCCTCAGGATGTGGTAAGAATCCTCCTTGCCTAAATCTCATTACCGCTTGAGTCATAGAGTCTACAAGGTCATCGTGATCACCGAAAGGAAATGCTGCACATTCCTCTATAACCTCTTGAGCAAACTCCATTTCTTTGGGCGCCCATATTCGGCCACTCTCAAACAGAGGTGATACCGAGTTAACCCTAGTGTGCTTATCGTTGCCTTTACTAGGTGTGAAATTTATAACAGGAATACCCATCTTACGCAACTCATAAGTTAAAGGTAATCCAGAGGCTTTAGACTCAA